TTATTTTAGTTGTCGGATCTGATCGTGTTAAAGACTTTGATACTCTATTACAAAAATATAACGGTAAAGATTATACATTCAATAGTATCGAAATCGTATCTGCAGGTGATAGAGATCCAGATGCTGATGATGTTTCAGGTATGTCTGCATCTAAGATGAGAGTGGCAGCCGCAAGCGGTAAGTTTGATCAGTTCAAATCTGGCTTACCAAGAAAACTTAAAGGCGATGCACAAGATATATACGATTTAGTTCGTGGTGGTATGAAGATTGCTGAAGCAATGGAATCTATCGAACTAGATGAAGCAATGACCATGCAACAACGCAGACAACGCTCACTTACTATGCGTAAGTATAAGGGCAAGATTGCGGCCGCTAGAAGAAGACTCAAGAACAAAAAAGCAAGTATGGGTAAGTTGAAGCAAAGGGCTAGAAAAGCCGCTATCAAGATTATTCGCAAGAAAGTTGCTGGTCAAAAAGGAGTCAACTACGCAAACTTGAATCCTGGTGAAAAAATGCTGATTGACAAGAAAGTTGAGAAGAAGAAGGCCGCAATTGAAAAGATTGCTAAAAGACTTCTTCCTCAAGTTCGCAAACAAGAACTTAGCAGACTTTCAAATATCAACAAAGAGTCATACGATATTAATGCAGACTTTGAAGCATTATACGAAGGTAGTTGTGGCACTCATACAGAAACACCCGGAGAAACTATTAAAGTAGATGTAGATGCTCCTAAGAAGCGTTTCCATCAGATGTATAGCAAGAAGTCAGGCAAGTTATTACTAGATAGACGATTCAAAGCATTCAGACATTTACCAAAAGATAATGGAACTGAAGCAGATAAGGAAATGATAAAGGCTCAAGCTAGAGCAGTAGAGTCATTCGAAACCGATGAATCATTAGTATCGTTCATCGAACAGGTTACAAACGATATACACAATTCTATTGTTCTTGACGAATCCAAAAGACTTCACGCTCTTCGTGAAAAGTCAGATAAAACTGGTATTGTTTTTGAAGTTCTTCAAGAAGTGTATCAGAGAGGATTAGACTCTTATCAAGAAAGTAAAACAATTACTGCTGAACAATGGGCATTCGCTCGTGTGAACTCATTTATTTCTGGCGGTAAGAATACAATTGAAGAAGATGCTGATCTTTACGAAAAAAGATTTGCTCCATTTGGTGCATTGAAGTTTGATATTCTCTCTAGAATTAGAAGCAAAGATTATAAAGCCGCAATGAAGCAGATGATACAGTTCTTTAACAAAGACAAGGGTAAGCGTGATATTGATTATTATGCTTCTAAAGCCGCAGGCATTTTTACTCATGTAGATGACAGACAACTTTCAAAGATGTTTAGAAAAGAGTTTCCTGCACGAAATGAAGGACTATATTGGCCAAATGATGCCGCTAAACAGTACAAGAAAGAAACTCCTGGTCAAAGTATAAACGAAGCATTTGAAGAAATGTATGAAAAGACTCAGGTTCGTCAAGACCCAGACATTAAAGACAAAGAAGGCACACAGCCTGATGTATACTATAAGGGTCTGAAAAAGTCTACGAAAGATAAAAGAGATGCACACTTCAAGAAGGGTGCTAAAATGGATGATGATAATCCAGCAGCCTATAAGCCAGCACCTGGTGATGCGACTGCTGAAACTAAGCCATCTAAGCACACTAAGAAGTTCAAGCAGATGTATGGCGAGTCTATAGAACTAGACGAAGATGCGACTAAAGGTTTAAAAGCAAAGGCTGAGAAGTCTGGAATGCCACTTGGTATTTTAAGAAAGGTTTACAATCGTGGCATGGCCGCTTGGAGAACTGGACATAGACCAGGCACAACTCCACAGCAGTGGGGAATGGCACGAGTAAACTCATTCGTAACTAAGTCTTCAGGTACTTGGGGTAAAGCAGACAAAGACTTAGCAGATAAGGTCAGAGGCACTAAGAAAGAAGCAGTCAATCCTGCACAACAAGCCGCTATCGCAATCGCTAAGAAGAAGTCTGGTAAGTATGACGAAGATGGCAAGAGACTAGACGAAGCATTTGAACAGTTTGCAGAACAGATCGATCTACAAGCAGGTGTTAATGATCCAGGTATCTTTAAGGCAGTATTTCTAGCAGGTGGTCCTGGTTCTGGTAAGTCATTTATTGTTGGTAAGACAGCATTGACTACACTTGGTTTGAAACTAATCAACTCTGATGATGCATTCGAAGTTCAGTTGAAGAAGATTGGATTAGACACTACTCCAGAAGATATCTTCAGTCCAGCAGGTCAAGCAGTTCGTGGTAAAGCAAAAGCATTGACTAAGTTAAGACAGAAACTAGCATTGAATGGCAGACTTGGACTTGTAATTGATGGTACTGGTAAAGATTTCGATAAGATCAAGAGACAATCAGATGAACTGAAGCGTATTGGTTACGAAACTGGCATGATCTTTGTAAATACAGATTTAGATACTGCACTTGCAAGAAACAAAGCCCGTAAGCGTACATTGCCAGATGAAGATGTTACAAAGATGTGGAAAGCAGTTCAGAACAACATTGGTAAGTTTCAAGCGTACTATGGCGATAAGTTCATTGTTGTAGATAACAGTGAAGGTGCTGATTACAACACAAATGTAATGAATGCTTATAGAAAGATGTCTAAGTGGATTAAGACTGCACCTAAGACTCCGCAGTCTAAGAAGTGGATTGCTCAACAGAAAAAAGATCGTGGCATTACAAAATGATTCGATTTAGAACATTCGTAGAAGATGTAACGCAGGCACAACTTAACGATTTAGAAAAGTTTGCTGATCGTATTTTAGCCAAGTTTGGTGTAGACATTGAGTTTACTCGTCACTTTGCTGATCGTATGAACGATCCAAGAAACAAGCCTGCTGTTAAAGTACAAGAGTTACAGCAGTTGTTCAAGCGAATTGCTAGAAACAAAGCAAAGAACATTCGCCAGAACCCAGACAGCCAGGCTGTAATTAAAGATATGCAGAATGATCTCAATCTGCCAGTTGTAATCAATTATGATAAGAACAAAGATGAGTTTGAGGTCATAAACAAAACGATTATGAGAAAGAAGAACTTCGGTACTTCTAATAAAGTATTTAAAGTATGATTAGATTTAGAGAATTTGTCGTAGGTATGCCGACTCCTGATGAGACAGACGGAATACTACGATCAAAGATGCCACAGATTTCTAAAAAGGATTATGATGCTTACATGGCACATATGAAGAAAGCTGGCATACGCTCTAAAGCAGTGAAAGCAAAGACTAGTAGTTTGAAAGCTATACAGAAACAGTTTTCAACACAAGGAATATTGCAGTCTATTGGTAAAGTCGTAAAAGACCCCGATATGAAAAAGAAAGCAATACTGATAAGTAAAGATGGATATGTTATTGATGGCAATCATCGTTGGTTAGCCGCAAAGAATACGAAAGTAAAAGAGATAGATGCTATTCAATTCGATGCTACTAAAGACGAAGTTATGCAAGCAACACTAGCATTTCCTAAAGTTAAATTTAAAAAACATGGACAAAATTGAGGTCATATTATGAAACTGAGTAAGAATTTTTCGTTGGCTGAGTTTACAAAAAGCCAAACTGCTGAGAGAAAGGGCTTAGATAACACACCAAAGGGTGAGCATCTAGAAGCCGCAAAGATTTTATTCGAGAAGGTTGTACAACCTGTTCGAGATCACTTTGGACCCACTGTAATTAATAGTGGTTATCGAGGTCCAGAGTTGAACGAAGCTGTTGGTGGTAGTTCAAGATCACAACATTGTAAAGGTCAAGCCGCAGACATCGAAGTACCTGGTGTAGCGAATGGCGAAGTAGCACAATGGATTGTGGACAACTGTGACTTTGATCAGTTGATTCTTGAGTTCTACACTCCAGGCATACCTGATAGTGGATGGGTTCATGTGTCATATGTGAGTGAAGAAGATAACCGCAAGAGTATTCTTACAGCATCACGAGTTGATGGTAAGACACAATACAGCGTAGGACTAAACTTATAAAGAGGAAATAACAATGTTCGAGATATTTAAGAAATTAGGAAGAAAGCCTGCTGAGAAGAAGGGCGAAGAGAAGAAAGCAACTAAGAAGAAGACTACTTCTAAGAAGAAGGCTTCACCAAAGAAAGCGGAAACAGTAAAAGCAAAACCGGAAGAGGTATCTTTTTCGCTTAAAAATTTAAAATAGGATAAAACTATGAAAGACTTTGCCAATTTTATTGCTGAAGATAAAGACCCAAACGAGTATGACAACGAAGGCGAAATGGCGAAAAGCCAACTTCGTACTGTTGTCGATGCCGCTGAAGATTTAATGAATCTTTTAGATGATGAAGATAATCTTCCAGAGTGGGCTCAAGGTAAAATTACAAAAGCAGTAGACTATCTTGATTCTGTAAGAGATTATATGACTTCAGAAGCACAAGATGATCTTGACGAGCAGTTTGAGTTTGCATTCAAAGATGTATAGTTTCAAGCAATACGAAAACATTCAAGAACTTCAATACGATGATTTAGTCGTAGAAGAAGCAGAATACGAAGGTCGTAAGGTAGCACTCAACGATCCATTTCGTCTGCCTTCTGGTTCAAAAAGAAAGTTTGCTGTATATGTTAAGAATGATAAAGGCAATGTAGTTAAGGTTCAGTTTGGTGATCCCAATATGGAGATCAAACGAGACGATCATGGAGCAAGAAAAAGTTTTAGAGCAAGACACGGCTGTGATGTAGATCCTGGTCCAAAGTGGAAAGCTAAGTATTGGTCCTGCTATCAGTGGAGAGCAGGCGCAAAAGTTGATAACTGATAAATAGAAGAATAACAATTAAATTTTAGGAGAACATATAAAATGTTTAAGAAACCAGAAGACATCAAGCCATTACCAGACGGTATGGTAGATGCGTTTACCAAATCGCTTAACACGCAATTAGGTAATTTTCATCAACCACAGCCAGTTGAGCCTGTAGCAGAAACACCTGTTGAAGAGCCTGCACCAGCACCAGAGCAACAAGTAGAAGAAAGTGTTGAAGTAGAAGAGGCTGTGATTGCGGAAGATAACACTAACGATAAGTCTGATGACGGTGAAGGCCTTGATAAAGTTCAGCCTAAAGCTGTTAAAAAGAAGTTCAAAGATCGTAAAGACAAAGACATCGACAACGATGGCGACACTGAC